CTGCAACATTACCAACTACTCCTGCAATACCGCCACCACCGAGTACACCACCTGCAACATTACCAACTACTCCTGCAATACCGCCACCACCGAGTACACCACCTGCAACATTACCAACTACTCCTGCAATACCGCCACCACCGAGTACACCACCAACAACACCACCAATTCCTCCCGCAAGACCACCAGTAGCAGTATCTAATACACTGTTAACGATATTACCTGCAATAGGACCAATAACTCCGCCTAAGAAATCACCACCAACAAAACTACCCTCAAAAACTTGAGTAGCAAAGTCCATTCCTAACTGAGTAATCAGGTTGCCAGATGTTCCTATAATATCTTGCTTCTGAGATTCTTGTGTAATCTTACCACCAACTGCTTTGAGATTGATATTTCTACCTGCCTTGAGGTGCAAATCTCTCTCAGCATCGACCATAATATCCTTTGCAAGGATACGTACTTTTCCATTAGGAGCAGAAATAGAAATATTACCATTCTGACCAATAATTACAACGTCCTCAGAATTTTCAGGATTGACAGTTCCTCCAGATATAACAATGGAACGGTCATTCATGATATCCATCATGCCACCGCTACTTAAACTGATAGAAGATTGACAATCTCCGTTGTCAGTTACGCCATAAATTTTGTAAACATCAGTTCCACTCTGACCCATTTGAGGGTTAGCAGTATCAATCCTGAAGTTAGGGTTGTAACTAACAAGTGTCCTTTTCCAAGAATTTAACTGTCTTTCTGCCATCTTATTCTGGGCAATCTATAGATTCTATTGGTTTTCCTGCGAACAGATTAGTAAGATCTGAAGTGAGATTTCCATCTCTATCCTCTTCAAAGTTATCGCTATTGACTGAACCTAAAATAGGTCTTAGTATTGCTCCAATACCATTACCTCCGTTCAGAGAAAGAACTGGAAGTCCATCTGCTGTATTATTTAGGGGTGTTACCTGAGTTATTCTACCTCCTTCAATTACATAATCGTAAGGATTACCCTGATCATCAGTGATAATTAAGGAATTATCATATCCAGATCCACCATCTTCAACTATAACATCAACAATACTGTAATCAAGAACATCACCAACAGAGTAAAACTCTCCGACAGAAACCATGTAAACTCCTTCAACCTGACCTTTTTCATCTATAGTACATCTTGCAACAGCACCAAATCCTTGATTCTGATCATCCACAATCTCAATAAATGGAGGATAGACATATCCAGATCCTCTATTAGTCAACTGAACACCAACAACACTGGCAGTCACTTGACCTCCAGGACCCTCCGTAAGATTTCCGAATACAGGAACTGCAGATGCTCCTCTTCCACCACCACCTCCAAAGATGTTAATCACAGGAGGACTTGCAAAGTCAAGGAGACCGCTAAAGCATTCTCCAAGTTCTTCTTCTGCGTTATTTACTTTGTTTGCAATATTTCTAATTTCTCTAAATGTTCCCGCCATACTTTCGTTTATAGTCGATGGAGATCCAGATGGTCCTCTACCAACAACCCACTCATTAATCAAACCTTTATAACTATCGAAGTTCTGATTGCAAGAGAATCCAATTGCGCCTTCAGACAATAATCCAATCGCATCTCTCAAGATATTTCCAACATTAAAGTCACCGAAGAATTGCAATAGTTTTGTAATAGCACCCAAAGGTCCTTCCAAAAAGTTTTCGCATAATCTAATAATAGAATTAATTAAACTTCCAGCAAATTGTTCTCCAGCACAAGTAACAAATCTTTCTACGTTTCCGAGAGTTGAATCAACTAAATCTGCAATTACACTTGTAGCAGCACTAACAACTTGACCAACTACACAGTGAAATGCTTCTTCAAGTAGTTTTACTGGTGTAACCATAACCTGCTGGGCAGCAACACCTGCAAGGTGAGCAGCAATAGGATTTCCCGTAGCAGCAAGAACTTTTGCAAATACTAGTTTGTATAGTAAATCTAATCCCTCCTTCAACAGACCAATCATTCCAATAAATCCACCATCGTTTCCATTGATCAAAGTATCAAATAGTTGACCAATGATTCCATTCGCAGATATGGTGACTGCATCAATAGCATTTGATATAGCATATCTCATCTGAGTTATGTTACCATTCAATCTCTTGAGTTTATTGATAAGATTCTCAATAGTTGAACTGATCTTATCAATCATACTATTTTTAGTAGTATTTGCTAATGGAATTTTAGTTCCAGTAGCAGCATTAATTGTCTGTTCTACTAAACCAGTTTTTTGAGCAACTTTTTGTGCTTGATCTTGAGATATTGTTCTTGGTGATGGATTACTAGTAGATTTCGGTTCGTTTGACTCTGTAGTAATCGAATCTTTAGGTTGAGAAGTGGTTTGTTTATTATTCCTAGGTATTGCTTGAGAAAATCCAGTGAATGGTGTAAATGGACTTGAATACTCAGCACTAGAAGAAAGATCTGTTCTTCCGAAAACAGATTGTATGATTGGTATCTGTGCATTATCTCCATCTAAGAAGAATCCAAATACAATATCTCCAGGTTGAATCTGGACACTTGTCATTGCATTTGCAGCACCACTACCTGCTGTTGGTGGCAGTAGGACTTGTGCCCACGGCAAATCTTCATTAGATAATTCTGCTTCACTCGCGGGATGATATCCCATGATGCGAACTTTAAATCTATTTCCCCACCCCTTGTTTCCAAGCTGCTCCGCCATGGATTCATAAGGTGGAATCTGTCCTATCCACCACCTAAATCCATCTCTACCTACAAAATTATTCTGAATTGCTGCTTGATCTAGCATTACTTCTTAACAGGTGATCCGAACGTATCTCTTACTAATTTCAATGAGGTATATGAACTAGTTGTATTGAATGAGTGGCATACTTCCTTAATAATATATAGACCACTTGTCTCAGTATCATACTCAGTTGCTTTAGATTCTGATAATCTAGGAAACTTACAGTCAATTACATCACCAGCTTTCAAGTTAGTATTTGATGTTACTGTCATAGTTGCTGTCTGAGTAAACAGAGTATTGTATCTCATCAATACTTGATTCTGATATTCATTAGGATCTGCATTGACATCCCTACTTACCCCTTTTTCAAATGTACCTACATCTGATATGAAACTCATTCTCCTAGTGGGAACATCACCAAGAGTATCCTCTGTTTGACTATTTAGTGGAGGTAGTTTAAATCTTCCTCCAAGATTATCAACTTTCTTTTGATAATCTTCTTGCTTATAAATTTTTTGTCCAAAACTCAGTGTTAGTGGATTAAAGAAAATAGATTCGTTAGAATATGTTCCAACACGAAGTTTTTCAATTAAGTTCGAATTTTTTTCAATAAAGAAATCTATTATATTATTGGAATTATCATTTCTTCTTAAATTACTATCATACGCATCTACTGCATCATATGAAATATAACGGGCGACTGGTTTCTGTTTCGCAAGACGATCTAAAGATCTAAACTGGAACCCTTCTACTGTCTGATAAAATACATATCCTGCCGTACCGCTTTTCTCTGGAACTGACTTAGATGCTAACCATGTCAATACAGTAAATGGTTTCCTCATGTTTCCCATGAAACCATACTTATTAGATGTCTCATCTATTGTTCCAGTATTCACCTTTGTACTGGAATCAGTAATTGTCAAATAATCTTTTATGATTTTCTTAACTGAGTCAGCAATACTCAAAGAAGTTGGATATTTTCCCATCACTCTACTTTGTTCATTAGTCAATGCCTCTCTAGGAACAAGATGTAGTGTAAAAGATTCTTTAGATCCTTCAGATATGACATCAGATACTGATGAAACATAAAAATATTTTTCAACTCTACTGAAATCAAGTCCCGGATTTGTTGGACTATTGGGAGCAAGAACCAATGATACTCGTTCACCACCTCTCAAAGGAAGACCGTTGTAAAGGGATTCTCTACCATCACGACCATCAACTTTTATAGTATTCTGAGTATTAACTATTCTAAGTTTTGCCGTGACCATGGGAGAAAAAATATCCTCATAATATTCAAATAAAACAAAACCATTAGCAAGATTAGCCGTTCTCTCTCCATCGGCAGATTGAATCGTTAATTCCGTAAATAGTGACTTTTCTTTTGACATCAGGTATATGCTAGATCAGTTAATAGTTTGTTCTTGTTTAATCTATTTAACAGTTGACCTTCAGAAATAGATGCAACCATAGGAGATTCTGCAGGCATTGGAGAATAATTATTCTCCGCAGGAATCTGAGATGCATCAATTGCTATAACTTGTGCCGCCTTACTAGATGCAATATTACTAGTTTCAGCATTTCTTGAAGGAGATGGATTAATATTTGCAGATGATACTTTTGTCTCAGAGAATGAATTAGAGTTAATCATCTGAATATATCTCTCAAGGACACTATCTGGTGCCTGAATATGAATATGAGTTCCATCAGGTCCAGAAGGCATTGTCCTTCCACTATGACCTTGAAGACCTAAAATAGATCCAACACCGACCTTATCTCCCTTCTTAACACGAAGGGAGTTGAAGTGACCCATCTCGACTTTACCCTCTGGAGATTGAATTTCAACCCATAATCCACCATTACCAGCATTACCTGCCCATGTAACTGTTCCCGAAACTGGAGAAGGAACAGGAAGATTCAAGAACTTATCACCTTTAAACAGTGTAAAGTCCTGAACTAAACGTCCATCAGAAGTTCTAGTGTTACTATGATGATCTGGCAATGCACTTAGTGATGGTATGTTCCGACCACTACGAGTAACACGATATCCGGAAATATTTGAACTTGTAGTGGTATTTCTAGATCTTTCTACTGCTCTATTGTAAGTTTCTCTAAGGGATGTTATTGCTTTAGTTGGTTGTCCATAATTATTTCCTGGGAATGATGCCCACTTAGGAGAAAGTTTTTTAATTACAGAATCACTAAGTCCTTCTCTCCTAAGAACTTCGGGACTTACTCCCTGCTTTGCTGCTAATCTAAGTGCTAACTCATCCTGAAACTCCTTATCAAAATTTCTATCGGTGCTCATACCAACAGATTTTGCTAATCCAGTGATGTCAATGAATTGATATGCACCAACAGCAGCAGATCTTTGACCATTACCAAACTTAGATTGAGGATCCTGTAAGAACTTGGTTACCAGTTCTTCAACTTCTGCAATAGATTTATTTGTAAGATCACCATACTTTGCTTCACCAGTTCTATCACCAAAGAACATACTATAACCAGTAGGTCCAGCAGTTCCTTCTGCAAATCTAATCGTAGAAAGTAATGCCTGCTGTTCCACTGTACCTACTCCAGATCCAGATGATTGATCATATCCTCCCGAAGTATCTCCACCACCTCCGTCAGATGAACCACCGCCTTCTACTGATTCAGTCAGTGGTGTGGTAAGAGCAGTATAAGAATCTTGGATATTTTGTGTTAAGGCTCTAACTGCATCATTGAGTGCATCAAAATCTTCTTTAACTTGCCCTTCAGTAAATGCAGAGAAATCTAAAGTTAATATCGATACTAATGAAGATGTTAATGCTGAATTTAATTTAGAGAATACATCTAAAAGTGCAGGTCCAAAATTCACCAAATTATTTTTCAGAATTGTCAATCTGTTTATAAATTCACCACCAACCTGCTGCCATACTTGAAAATTATTGATAATCCATCCAGCAGTCAAGTAAGATGCAAATGCTATTAATTTTCCGAAAATACCACCAGCAGAATTTGCCCCAAATCCCAATGCAAGATTTGGATTAGGTGTTCCTACTCTATTTGCTTCTAACTTATCTTCTTTCTCCTTTCTATTCCTTGCCTCAGTTATTCTGTAAGATAAGATTTCTGACCTAGCATATAATTGCGATTTAAACTTAGTATTTGTCTCTATCATCTTGCTAAGGCTATCGACAGAAACCTGAACACCTTGAATACTTTCCCTGGTTTGATTCAGAGAAGCAGCAATCTTTTCAATACTAGTTGATGATTTCCTAAGAGATGTTTGTATTGCCATTATACTACTACGTTATAAACGAGTTCAGAATATAATCTATGGAAATTATCAGGATTAGATGAACCAATCTTAGGAACTGGATTCAATTCACCTTCACTAACTGGAGGTCTTGTCTGTGGTCCTTGAGCAGGAGAAGATGTTCTTATTAATGCAACCTCTGGTCTTGCAGCAGGAACTTCACCAACTCTTTGAGGAGTCATAGCAACAGGTGATATCTCAACCTTCGCAGGAGATTGTACTGAAGGTTCTGGACTTCCAGGAGACATAGCTTCTGCTACTTCAACCTGCTCCGTTTCTTGTGGAGATACTGTAGGTTGCCCAGTAATTGTCTCCATAGGTTGCGCCACAGGTGCAGGAGATTGTTGTTGCTCTGGTTGGTTTACAGGTTGTCCAGTTATTGTTTCTTGTGGTTGAACTATGTCTGCAGAGGATATTTCTGTTACTTTTGTTTCTTGAGGTTCAACTGCTGCTCCAGTAGATGATTCAGGTTGTGGTTCCTGTGGTTCTGAAGAAGTTTGTGAATTATTTTTTTGTTCTTCCTCTTTAAGTATCTGAGTTTCTGTTACAATATTCTTGAGGAATGTTTCATTTGGTCTACCCTCAACTTCTTCGTTAGGGTTTTTACCAAATAAATTCAATCCAAACATTTCAGCAATTTGATCGGCAATAAATCCAGCACCTGCCATTGTTCTTACAACTCGATTTGGTGCCTTTACAGCAAGAGCAGCTATACTAGCATCAGTGAATTCTCCGTTTCTAAGGTTGAGAAAGACATCTAATGCTGCCATAACCTTACTTAATCCAGTCAAGCCTGTTGGTCTAAAGTTTGGTTTTGGTGCTCTTGTATTTGCCAATCTAGGATTGTTTAGTGCTCTTCCCAATCCTCTTGTTGCAGCAGCAATAGGTCGTGAAATAAAAAGACTTGTTAATCCTCTTGCAGTATTACCTATTACTCCTTTTAAAATTTTAAACCCTGCTCCAACAGCAACCAGACCACCAATTAATTTTAGTATATTTTTTTGAATATTCTCACTTATCTTTTTAACACCCTCAACATTATCTTCTTGGTTTGCTTGAAGTAATTCTATAAGTTGATTAGTTAACCAACCACCAAACAAAATAGCAAGTGCTTGCTTAATCCTATCAAATAAAGATGTTAACTTTGGAGTTATTGCCTGTACTGGTACAAGAAGAGCATTATTAACACGCTGCTCGATAGCGTTCTCTCTTCCACTTCTGGTTGATCTCTCCGCAGATAATCTTAATTCTTCTTGCTCTTTACGTATTCTATCAACTTCTAATTGATTCTGTTGGAAGATAAGTCGTGATATACCATCCAACCCTGTACCCAGTTTATTAACATCAACTCTAAGAGCAATAATATTCTTATTGAAGTTTTCAAGAACACCACTTTGCTGAGAAATTACTGCGGTTGTTTGCCCGTCTACCGCATCTCTTTTTCTTTCTACACGAAGTAAATCACTCCTAATGGCAGAGACATTGACACTTTGTTGGTTTGTAACCAACTTCTTCATCTCAGGACTTAGGATCCCTTTATTTTGTGGAATTGGATTAACAGGTTTTGGAGTATCCCAAGGATCTGGTATCATTGAACTAGCCATTCTGCTGATTCTTCTTGTTTTCCTCTTCAATATGAATGTTTAATAATCCAATATAAACTTCCCTTTCCCAAGGGATCATATTTTCAATCTCAGTTAATGAATATTTATGATGGTTAATCAAACTAAAGTTAGTTTTGTAGTATGACTCAAGAGTTTCGTGAGCCATACCTACGCTAAAAAACTATTCAGACCCTCAAGGACAATATCATTTCTAACTCCAGTGTTTGGATTAATAATTTCTACAGTATGAGATAGTTTTGGCATGGTCTCAAAGAAGTCATTAACTTTTTCAAGATGCTGCGGAGATAACATCTCAATCCACTCTCTAATGTGTTTTGGATCTTCATCAGCAGCACTAAAAGATTCTTCATCATTATATACTTGCTCAATACAATCAGCAATCATAGCAAATGTAGATTCCAACTGATCACTCTGCTTAGGTCCAACATCATAATTTTGCTTGACAAATTGTTCGAGTGATGGATACTTCATCCTCAACTTGAATGCCTCATCAAGTTCAATGTCGCGTGTGTGTCTTTCATTTTGCACAACTTTGATGTCATCAAGATTGATAGCAACAGGAACCTGGGTCTTCATATCATCAAGACAAGTAATCAAAACTTCGACTTCTTCTCCTACAGATTTACCACGAACATTTAGGAAAAGATATTCAATATCAAAACTAGTCAGTTTCTCAATATCAACTCCCTTCGTCAGGATACAATTCTGAAGGACATCCTTAATTGCTTGATTAACTTGTTCAGGATCCTGACTCTCTTTGGCGATGATTAGAAGTTTCTCTTCTCTTACAAGAAAAGGTCTATACTTAATCTTCTTGTTAGTAGATGGAATCTCAAGAGAATATGTAGGAACAGAAATAGATGGTAATGGCATGATTATTCACTCAGTCATATAAAATTATTTATCAAGTCAAAGTGACTTAATTCCATCAATAATAGTTTGACCAATGTCTCTTAAAAATACTGGAAGATTAAAGTATTGATCCTTACCCAGAATATATGGTTTTCTATCATTAGATGCATCATTTACCCAAGCGTAATCATTTGCTCTCACAACAGTGTATCGATCAATCTTAAATGACACAGACATCTTCAACAGTTCTGATGCACCATAACTCACTGGAATAGATGCGATATTATAAGGATACATTCCATAAAAATTGTACACTATAGAATGAACTGAATTATGATCCCTCTCAAATTTAACTATGTGAGTGCAATTGGATTTATAATCATCAGGATAATTCATTCTAATAAAATAATCATCTCCTGATTGATTCTTATCAATTGCAGGCAATTCTCCAAATTGAGGATACCTATATTCAATATGAGATCCTCCAGCAATAAAGTCCATCCAATATTCAAAGAACTTCAGAGATTTATAAGTTTTATCTACGTAAAACTCTAAAGTAACATCCTGGAATTGTCTTCTATGTGCAAATGTCTGGGTAATTCCCATATAGTTACTATTGACTTCAGCAGTTGCTAACTGCGTTGTAGGAAGTACAGCACTACTACACAAAAGACCTATTTCATTAATATAATTATCATCTATCCCTCTGGATCGCAAATATTGTTTTAATCTAGAACCACTTGCCAGAGAACCAAGACCACCAAATTGAACATAGTAAAATGAGGTTTGTGCAAGATTTGTTATCTTGTCTCTGAACTCAAATATCTTTTTTGGTTGTGGTACATTGAACTCTGCCACACTAAATACCTATATTGAACACTTTTAGTATAAGTATTTAGATGGCTTACAAAGGAAAGTACAAACCCTCTTATCCAAACAAATATAGCGGAAACCCATCAAACATCATCTATAGATCTTTATGGGAAAGAAAGTACATGAAATACTTAGATACTAATGAAAATATTCTACTATGGTCCAGTGAAGAATTCTTCATCCCTTACAGATCACCTATTGATGGAAGAATTCACAAATACTTCCCAGATTTCATGGTCAAAGAACAGACCAGTTCTGGAAAAATCATAAACTATGTCGTTGAAATAAAACCCAAGAGACAGTGCCGCGCTCCCAAGAAACCAAATAATATAACCAAGGGGTATATTTTTGAGGCAAAGGAGTATGCCAAGAATCAATCTAAGTGGGCAGTTGCAAAAGAGTGGTGTGCTGATCGTGGTTATGAATTCAGAATACTAACTGAAGAAGATCTAAACATCAGATACTAAAATGGACGAAGAATTAACTGGGTTTGAGAGAAATTCTTTAAATGACTACACTAAAGAAGAATTAGTTGAACTTGCCAAAAAATACACTCTCTACTACAAGACCGCTAAAGGTAGAGGTAGTACGGCAAACTATGACAGGTTGACAAAGCACCAGTTAATTAGTTTGATCAGAAATGATCGTGACTACAAGAATGCTCAAAGGAAAGATCTACAAAGAAGCGGTGATACTGATTACGATCCTTTTGATATTGAAGATGATGTTGATACAGTTGAAAATAGATTCTTTGAACTTAGGGCAGGTTTGAAAGGAACTGAGAAACCTGAAGAGTTGATGGATGAAATACTTAGCTTAGCAGAAGGAACCGAAGTTGATCAGGTTTTACCAGGAAGACATTATACATACATATATTATGCGGCAACGCCAGGAATAAAATACGATAGACATCCATTGATTACATGCGTGGCAATCAATGAGAATAGTTTCGTTGGATATAACTATCACTGGCCAATGAATAGGCAATATAAGAATGAATATCCTGGTGAACGAGTTCAGAGTCCAATTTATGAAATAAGTTATCTTGAGTTACAAACTCTTAAATCAATACCATACGCAAGAAAAATTCAACTTTAGTTCATAAATACTTCTAAAAGGTTAGTCCGTGCATGGCTAAGAAGAAAAATACAAAAGCACTGTTGAGGTATCCCCTAAAATATTATGGGGACGGAAAGAATGGTGATAGATTAGATGATTACCTCTATATTAGAGTTGTAAATTATATACCTCCAGGATTAGAATCCGTTGGAGGTAGAGGTAGTTCATTTGCATTTGGTTCTTCTAATAATGCAAGAGATGCTCAAGATGTAATTGATGAAAAAAATGGAACTATAAAGCAGATACAGACTATCATTCTCCCAATACCTGATAAAATTCAAGACAACAACGGAGCAGAATGGACTGCAGGAAATATGAATCCTCTGGCAGCTGTTATAGCTGGAAGCAGTTTTGAAGGAGCAATGTCTAATAATATGTTCAAAAGTTTATTTGAGAGTGCAGGAAATGCTCTTAACTCTGTAGGAGAACAATTTAAGGATCCGAAAAGTGTGGGAGGGACAACTGCAGCTCTCGTCACTAATGCTTTATTTGGTCAAGCTGGAATCAATCAATTTACCTCAAGATCAACTGGTCAGGTATTTAATCAAAATACAGAATTCTTATTTAATGGAATCCAAGTTAGACCAGCATTTCAATTTACATTTGACCTAACTCCAAGAAGTAAAGAAGAATCAGATAGGATTAAAAGTATTATCAGAACATTTAAGTATCATATGGCACCAAAAAATTCTGCCGTACCTGGAGAGAGTGGACAAACACGACGTGATACGGGTACAAGAGGAGGACTATTTGTTCAGGCACCTGATGTATTCAAACTAGAGTATAGGATGGGCAACAAAGAACATCCATTTCTACATAAGTTCAAGTTATGTGCTTTAACACAGATGAGTGTAGATTATACTGGATCTGGACAACATTCAACTTATGCAGATGGTACACCAGTTCACATGAAATTATCTCTTCAGTTCCAAGAACTATCACCAATCTTTGCTGAAGATCAACTTGAATACTTCGAAAGCAACAAAAAAGGAGTTGGATTCTGATGTCATATTTTTCCAGAGTTCCAAATATAGAGTACCAATCATTTCTTTCAGATTCAAAATCATCATCTGAATATTTGGTTGTCAAAAACCTATTCAAGAGGATGAAACTGAGAGATGATCTTCAAAATGCAATAACTCTCTTCAATAAATATCAGATCCCTGATGGTGCAAGACCAGATACTGTTGCAGAAGAATTTTATGGTTTTGAAGGATATGACTTCTTAGTTTTGATCTGTGCAGGAATAACAAACTATAGAGATCAATGGCCACTTTCTGATTACGAACTTTACAATTATTGCCTAGATTTATACGGATCGGATCAGAATCTCAATGCTATTCATCATTATGAAACTGTAGAGGTAAGAGATTCTGAAGATAGATTGATTCTCCCTGCGGGGAAAGTTGTTGATGAAAATTTTAAATTGAATTACTCAGTAGGCAATCAAATTTACACTAACGATGATCCAGGGGAACTAGATCCTAATATCGAAGTTTATGTGACACAAATAACAAACGCTGTTACAAACTTTGATTATGAGTATCGTAAGAATGAAAAGAAGAGAAACATTTACTTACTTAGACCACAATATGTCCAACAGGCACTGCTGGACATGAGTAGAGAACTTGAATACTCAGAATCATCTGAGTTTATCGATCAGTTCTTAATACGAACTGAAAACACTAGAGTAATAGGCAAATAAAAAAGGGAGGTCTTGGACCTCCCTTTCTTGTATCACTCGTCAGAGAGTCGTGCGAACAAGTTCTTCAGTTCATCTGACATTTCATCATCGTCATCAGTTTCGGTTGAACTGGAGAGGGTGATGTCGGGATCATTGAATCCTCCAGTGCTGGAAGTTCCAGTGCCACGATTTGCCTGACGGAACTCTTCTTCTTCCTGAATGCTCTCTTGATCTTGCATCTTAGGAGTTCCCTTGATACCGAGAACATAATCAAGACGGGTCTTCAGTTCATCATAGGTTTTGAACTGATCCTCTGCAACGAGTTCTGCCAGAGGATACTGACGCTTCCACACTGCTTCCATGGCGTCATCGTCGTCCAGGAGAGCAGAGGTGCGTGCAAACTCGGAAGAGTCGTAGTTACGATAACCAGCAACGTTCTTTGCCTTCAGTTTGAAGTTAGCACCTTGCCAGAAGTCGAACGGATCGATTGCTTCCTCGTCCTCGAACTCGGGTTGCATTGCTTCAGTCAGTTTGTCAAAGATTTTCTTGCCAAACTTATACAGGAAAACGCGACCTTCGTTCTCAGGGTTTGCGGGATCCTTGACCACATAGATGTTTGCAATGTAGGTCAGTTTACGCTTTTGCTTACGTGCCTGATCTTTACCTGCATCGGTGCCGTTGTTCCACAGCATCGAGTTATATTCAGACACAGGATCTTTATGACCCATAGTGGTCAGAGAGTTCTCAATGTACCAACCGCCAGGACCCTGGAAGGCGTGAGAGTACAGTTTAACGAAAGGAAGATCTTCACCTTCAGGAGATGGGAGAAAACGAATAACGGCATAACCATTACCGCTCTTATCACACTCCAGTTTCCAGAGGCGTTCGTCGCCACCTTGTCCAGTGGAATTCATTTTCTCGACTTCTTTGACCAGTTTGGCGGTCAGAGATCCGAGTTTGGATTGCTTTTTAAGATCTGCGAATGACATTAGATTTCGGGGGATTGTGTTGGATGTCGGTTGTGCGACCTCTTTATCATAGGAGACCTACGAAGGGATGTCAAGCCCTGGAGTTCAGTCAAGGTATCTCTTTAGTTCAACAATGGTTTCTTCCATGGTGTTAAAGAGGACCTGAATATCGGTGTGCGGTGGGAAACCCATCATGACAACAGATTTCTGAAGGTTCTCCTTCATTTCAACTGCTTTGGGATGATCAGACAAGGATAAACGAGTATACATTACTCTCTGCTTTTCAAGAAGAACTTGCAGTTTTTCTACGTGCTCCAGTTTTGTATCGATATCCATGGCACCGAAAGACATGATGCTTCCACATATATCTTCTTGAAGTTGATTGATATCGTCTAGTTCCTTCTGAACTATATCGGAGTCGAAGAAATTATTCATTTACTATTTCTCTTAAAATATGTTTGAACTCAAATATGTTAATATTTAGAAACTGATTGTACTTTGTAATCTTCAAACTAACAAGAGGCCAAACAGGATCGTCTTTTAGTTTCTCATCGTAGTTTTTTGAAAAATGGAAGATTTTTTCGTAGATTACTAGCGTATCTAGAGATACTTCTCCACCTAGAAACTTTTTCAGGATGATTGGGTGTTTCTTCGTACATTTGAAGACATTCTCCAACCCGTTTTCGGATAGTAATTTCTTCGATTGTTCTTTGAAGTGATACTTCAAACTCTGCTGTCGTCTCATCCAGTCGGCGTAGTTCCTTTCGCCAGAATTTATAATTTCTCCAATCCATAGGTTTTGGGGGTTGTCTGATGCTGCAAAATTGGATACCAAAAACTGAACAATTTCTTTATCGGAATACTTACGGGAAGTTTTCTCGAACCAATATTTATCGCGTCGTTTGTTAAATGACGCCAAACTTGCTCTGGTTTTGGCTCCGTATTTGAAGAAGTCGTATTTGGGATTTGTAAAATGATTTTTGAGAGACAAATAATGTTGATAGGTTTCAAAGGGAGTCACTTTCATCAGGCTCTAAATCTTCAGGATCAAAATCTTCAGGATCAAAATCTTCAATACAATCAACTGAGACCTCATTGCCAGCAATGGAATACCAATGCTTTGCAACTCCATAGATATCTTCGTGAAAACCAAGATACTTGAGGTCATCACACTTATACTCACGCAACCACGCCTGAAGGCGTTGGTGCATCAATTCATCACGGGAAACTGAATTCATAGAGGAAGTTTTGCCCTTGAAGTTTTCTTCATGAAGTTAAGACGTATCGCGTCCCACTTCAATCGTTCCTTCAAAGGTTTCGATACAAGTTTCGTAATCGATTCTATCTCAAGTTCATTGATTTCACAATAGTGAATAATTGCATCAATGTAATTGACTTTTTCTTCGATGACGATCTTTTCGATCTCCAGTGCGAATTTTGCTGGACTTAGAAATTTACTTTCTATTGCTTTTTCTAGCTCTTTATTTGGTTCCATAGAGTTCCAGTTTATCTCTAACAAACTTTCCAATATATTTGGTGAGAAGTTTGATGTACTTTGCTTTGTCATATTCTTCATAAACGACGCATTCTCCATTTTCACATGCCATGATGATTACAAATTTTTTGACCGGAATATCAGTCAGTTCAAACAGCATACAAGCATAAGCAGCACACTGAACGAAGTAGTGATCGATCCACTCTCGCGGTTTCGGTTTCTTAGATGTCTTAAAATCGATTATCGCTAACTCGCCGTTATACTCAGCGATACAATCGACTGTCCCTGCAATTCCCAATGCTTTGCTATACAGAGACCCTTCGAGAGCATGTATATTATTTATATTATTTAATTCTCCTTTACAAATCTTGAACAAAAACTCAGATATTGGTCGAACACTAGGAAGATCCTCATTCTTAAGATGATGCTCTACCAAGGTGTGCATGTCGGTGCCACGACCGGTGGCAGCTTTGGTAATCTTATTTGCTTTCTCTTCTCCAACTTTTTTGCGCCACTTCTCAAAAATTTCCTTATTAAAATGACTGGTCACCGATGTAATCGAGACCAGTTTGAGAAGTTCTTCTTCGTCAGGGACAGAATAATATCGAACACCATCTATAGTTTCCCTCGAAAGACGAGGGAGGATCAAATCAACATGTGTAAACATCAAATACCTGCTTCAATTTTTGCAACTAGATACTCTTTAACAAGACCAGAACGAACAATATCACCTAGTCCAAATTCAATTATATCAAAAGACGGCATTTTTTGCAACACTGACATAAAATCTACAATACCATTCTTTTCATCTGCCTTACGAAGATCGGACTGCATAATATCTCCGCAGAAACAGATCTTACTATCTTCACCAACACGGGTGATAATAGAATCTAACTCATGGAAATTGAGATTCTGAAACTCATCAACAATGATGATAGCATTATCAAGCGTTGTTCCACGAAGGAATGATGTGCTCCAGAACTTAATGATTTCCTGTGACTTAAGATTTCCATAAAGCATTTCAAAATCAGCATCATCTGGGAACTCAAACATATACTTCACCATATTCTTGTAAGGAATCTGGTAAATGTCTGCTTTGTCTTCGTGCGTACCAGGAAGGAAACCAATCTCTCTAGTTGCTACAAGAGAACGAACCAAGTAAATTTTTTCGTATGGTGTGTAGTCACTTAATACGTCTTTGATGGCATTGTAGAGAGTAATAAACGTTTTTCCAGTTCCAGCACAACCATAAGAAACAATGTGTTTACCTTCAGCATATGAATTGAACACTCGCTCCTGATTCGGAGTCATCGGTTCGATATTTGTAAGGTAGTCAGTCGAGTAAAGTTTTTTCTTTTTAAGTTGTCTAGCCGTAAGTCCAACTCCAATCTGTTGGTCTTGTCCTCTCTTCTTTCTTGCCATAGATTTAAATTAAAGTTTTTTTACTTTAGAACCAGGTGCTTTAGATGCTCTATCAAGAACTTCATTCCATCCAGGATTTTTATTGACTAGTTTATCCCGCCACTCACCAACTTCTCCAGTAGAAGGGCAAGTAGATGGGTCAGACCAGTCGCGTGTCCAATCGGGATTGTCTTCTTTCCACTGATCCCATTCGTGGACACTCAACTTAACTTCCTTTTGTTCACCAGTGTTTTTATTAATAACAGGATATGTTGCCATTGTTATGAAATCAATATAATCACATTACTATTTAGTTCCACTCTAAAGATCTTTTAGAGAGTTTTTTTATGTGTTCAGAAAATTTATTTAGAGATAAATCCATTTTCATGGTATTACATATATGACAGCAAGATACTGAATTGTTAGGAGTATATCCAATACTATTATCTTGTCTGTCTATCCCCCAATGTGAGAATGGAATACCAACATTACTTTCTCTTAAAATTGGAGGTTCTCCACAATAATAACAAGGTTTTGTAACAATGTCAAAGTGTTCCTTTTTTGTTAAAGACCACTCCTTTCCTCTGTGTTTAGCAGATCTTTTACAATCACCATAAATTTTATTGTGGTAAGATTCTATTGTTTTTTGTTTTCTTCCAGTTTCCTTAGCTCTATCAGATCTAAGACAACCACAACTTTTACTTGTTCCTC